GCCGAACAGGTCCAGGACGTTCTCGCCCGGCTTGGAGGAGTAGATCATCGCCCGCTCGGCGAGTTCGACCGGCTTCTCGGTGAGGTGCACCATCGACTGCGGGTTGACCTTCTTCACGCTCCAGACGTCGGTCGCATTGGTGATCTCCGGGTTGAAGTAGTGCGCCGCGCCTTCCCTCCAGCCGTAGAAGCACCATTCGTGGTTGCCCATGAAGTCCTTCCGGGTCAGGACCGGGTGCTCCTTGACCCAGATGACCATCTGCGAGAAGTACAGCTCGCTCTCCTTGAGCGCGTTGGGGTAGTTCCAGATGTTCGTGTAGCCGCCCCAGATGTAGAACGACCGCCCGTCCTCCAGGACGCGCCGGATGTTGCCGAACCACGCCCGCAGGAGCCGCGCGAACTCCTCGTCGGATATGAAGTCGTTCGCCAGCGGCCGGTCCTTGGGCCGGAGCTTTCGGGTTGTCGCCTTGGGGAGATCGCTCCAGTTGCGGCCGATGGGGTGCGCGTCACCGCTGGATGACGCCTTGCGCCGGATGGCGATGTCCATGCCCTGCTGACCGATAGGGTGGTCGCCCGATGCGGCGATGGCGTTATTGCTGCGGCTGGCCACGCCGACGTTGTATGGCGGGTCGGTGTTCACCAGTTGGACTCTCCCTCCGTCCAGGAGCCGGTCCACGTCGGCGTCCTTGCTGGAGTCGCCGCACATGAGTCGGTGGTTGCCGAGCACCCAGATGTCGCCCGGTTTAGTGACCGCCTCGTCAGGCGGTTCCGGGACCGCGTCCGGGTCGGTCAGCCCGTCGGTGCCGCTCGCACCGAGCATCTTCTCCAGTTCCTCGGACGAGAACCCGAGCAACTCGAGGTCGACGTCCATCCCGCGCAGTTCCGACAGTTCGATGGGCAGGAGGTCCATATCCCAGGACGCCAGTTCCGCCACCTTGTTGTCTGCGATCCGGTACGCCTTGATCTGCGTCGGCGTCAGGTCGGTGGCGACGTGAACCGGGACTTCCTCGAGGCCCAGCTTCTGTGCCGCCTTCCAGCGGGTGTGCCCGACGATGATGACGCCGTCGGCGTCCACCACGATGGGCTGGCGGAATCCGTACTCCCGGATCGACCGGGCGACCGCCTCGACTGCGCCGTCGTTGTCGCGGGGGTTCTTGTCGTAGGGTTTGATGTCCGTCGTCTTGCGCTGCTCAACCTTCATGGCATGTGCTCCTGTCGTTGTGGCCCCGGCCATCCGGGCCGGTGCCGTTGTTCGAGAAATCCGCCGGGTTCGCGCCCCGTTCGCGCCAGGTTGCGCCAGGGCGCGACCCTTCCACCGAACCGGCCAAACCTACGGACCCGCGTCCCGGACGCGGCGTGGCGCGAACCTGCGCGCTTGCCCGCCATAGCCTCGGCGACGGCGGGGCCCCTGGCGTCGAACCGGACCGGCAAAACAAACTGTCATGGACAAGGCGACTGTTCCCGCGCGCGTCTCGGCGCTCGTTGCCCGGCGGAGTACCTAACGCATGCCTGCCATGTTTCACCGTTTCACCCGGGGGTCTCATACACACACGCGGGCGGGCGGCCGGGTGATACGCGGGGGGATGCGGGTGAAAGAGAGAAACATGGAGAGAGAGTTCTTCTTTCCCCTTATATTCCTGCCTTTTCTGCCCGTCCCATGTTTCACCCCGCGACGGTGAAACGAGGGTGAAAGAGAGGGAAATCAGACCGACGAGATAGCCGACGATCCTCTGGATGACCCACGCCGCGTTCACTTTTCACCTCCATCGTTCACCCCGCCCACGAGCCGGTAGGATCGGAAGTGCGCTCCGGGCCGGGGCGTGGTCACGATCTCGACCTCGCCTTGTTGTCGAAGCGTCTCGATCAGGACGGCGAAGTTCTTCGCGTCCATCTTCATGCGCTTGAGGAGTACGCTGTGCGGTAGTTCTCGTCCGGGCGCGCTCCGCAGTTTCTCGACCGCCCGCAGGCATTCGGCATGGAACGGGTTCTCGGCGACGTGGCCCGCCGCCATGAAGAGCATCCGGCGGGTCTGTTGCATGACAAAGCGGGTCGCCCACTCGACGGCGGGCAGACCGATGCGGGGAGCCTCGTGGTTCTCGCTGACGGCGTGGATCAGCGCGAGCTTGCGGGTCTGCTCGCTGACACGGCCCCAGACCGTTGTGCCGACGGGATCGCCCGCGCTTTCGGCCCTCGCGTACTCGTCCTCGGCCTGCTCCCGCGTCTCGATCAGCATGCGCCGGGCGTCATCCGTGTGCTCGACGACGACCGGGACGGGGTGCCAGTTGTCGAGGTTGCCGGAGCCGGGCCGGAAGTCGGCCCACCACTTGGCCGTGGCGATGACTCGTGGCGGCAGGTCGAGGATGCGCGGTTCCTGTCCCTTCGGGCGCGGACCGCTCTCCAGGATGATCATGCGGGCGAAGAACCCGTTGGTCAGCATCCGCTCCGAGAGCGCCTCGTAGTAGTGGTTCGGGATCGCCGTGCCGAAGATCACGAGGCACGGCTGGTCAATCGAACCGGGCGACTCCTTGCCCGCCTTGCGGCGCATGGGAAAGACGCTGTTGGCGGCCGAGTACATGGTCAGCAGCGTGCCCATGATCGCCTCGTGCCGGGCGTCCTTGGCCTTGTTGATCGACTGGAGCATCCCGTCGATCTCGTCGGTCTGGAAGACCATGCACGGCTTGAGGAAGAGCGCGTCCTGGACGCCTTCGCCCGAGGCGAACCGCTCCCCCAATGCGTCGGCGATCCCGATCTCATGCGCGATGCGGATGTTGACCTTGCGTGGCCAGTCCTTCCCGGCCGCCGAGTGAGCCAGTCCGAGTAGATAGATGTTCGTGCGGTTGTCGCCGGGATCTCGCACCTTTCGTCCTGCCAGAAACGCCTGGAGCGCCAGCGCGCCGCTAAACGCCATGACGGTGTTCGGGTACGGGGCCGTGGCGATGCAGTGGTCCATGACCTCCGAGATGAAGCCCGGCACACGCAGCAGCGAGTCGGGCATCGGCCCGGGATCTGGCGGTCCGGACGGCGGCTTCGCATCGTTCGCGCCGACGGTCACCGTTCCGGCCTTTGTGAGGATGCCGGAGAGGTCCACGTCCGACGGGGGTTCAAGCGTGTCGGTGTCCCGGAGCCAGCCGAGCGGTCGGTCGTGCGGTCTGGACGCGGCGTCCTCGACCTTGTGGCGCAGTTCGCGTTCCGACCACGGCGGTTGGCAACGCGGGTTGTAGTGGGCGAGTAGAAGCGCCAGGGCGCTTTCCGGCGCGAGGCCGAACCCATGCACCATCGCCGTCGCGGCGGCATAAGCGGCGTTGTGCCCGCCCTGACCGCTCACGGACGGCGGCATGGCATCCAGATAGGCGACCGCGCGGCGCTCGACGTCGTCGGTGCGCGGTGTCGGTGGCAGCGACGGTGCTAGCTTTCGCGTTCGGGCGGTGTCCAGAATCTCCACGAGCCAGGGCGGCGGCTCCGGCAGCCGGTCGGGCGACGTCAGGAGTTCAAAGCCCTCGGCCCAGCGATAGGCTTTCCCATCCACGACTGACGGCGGCGCGACGATGTAGCCGCCGTGCCCGCGGGTGTCCACCTTGGGCGCGAGCTTGCCGCTCGAGTTACCCCAGGATTTCCCAGCCGGTTGGCGGAAGAGATGATGCCGCCCGCCGCTCGGTGTCATAGACAAGGGGGAGGCGGCCAGTGTCTGCTGTCGATCCGGCTGATCCTCCAGCCAGGGGTTCTCCTCGCCATCCACGTCCACGACAATCAGACCGGCGGTCGCGAGCCCGATGTTCGCGTTCGGACGCTTCTTCCACCAAGCCGTGATCCGGGCTTCGTCGGTGGTCGCGTCCTTGCAGCCGTGCTTGGTCGCCGGGACCTTGCCGCCGGGCAGGCATGGAAAGACGGCGTAGCCCAGTCGGGCATACGCCAGGGCCGATTCGAGAAGCAGACCGTCAGAAGGGGAGATCGTCATCGAAGACCTCCTCTCCACCGGCGGTCACCGGGACCGGCTCCTCTTCATCCCAGCCGGGCTCGCGATAAGACGGCCTCTCGTCGAGTGCGTAGCCGACGATCCGGTCGTACTTTTCCCCGGCGACGCTGCGCACCGTGATGGACTGCGTGTTACAGAGCGCCCCTGCCTCGGCCAGTCGGACCGCTTCCTCGGCGCTGTCCGGGACGGGCACGTTCGAGCGCCGCCTCCACCAGGATTCCGCTTTCGCACGGGCGTAGCCGGAGTGCTCGACGCAGATCCACTCCGAGATGTACCGCTGCCAGCCGATCCGATACTCGACGCGCATGGTGCGCGGCGCGTCCGGCGGGGCGTCGCGCTTCTCGTGGACGCTGTAGCTCACGTCCTGGACAGCGTGCTCGGCGATCTCGACCTGATCCGAGAGGATTCCGGCGGTGCCCGCCTTGGCGTCGTGCATCCGCCGTTCGGGCGGCGGGAAGACGAATCCGCACTGGGGGCACGTCGCATACCCCATGGCAATCAGCGCATTGCACTGCGGGCACTTCTTCGCCGGGGCCTCGCCGTCGCCATTGTTTCTCCGGTCCGCATCCGTGCGGATCGCGTCCACGGGCCCGTGCCGCAGCACGTTCCCGCCGAAGTCCAGGATCAAGCAGTTCTTCTTGCTGTCGCAGAGCCGGAAGCCGCGCCCGGCCATCTGGTAGTAGAGCCCCGGCGACATCGTGGGCCGCAGCATCGCCACGCAGTCCACGTTCGGCGCATCGAACCCGTGCGTCAGGACGTTGACGTTGACCAGGTACTTCACGCGCCCGGCGCGGAAATCCCCGATGGCCCGGGCGCGGTCCTGGTCGGACGTCTCGCCGAAGACCGTCTCGACCCGAGGCTCGGACCGGCGCAACACCTCGGCGACATGCCGGGCGTGCTGGACACCGCTGGTGAAGACCAGACACGAGTTCCGGTCGCGGGTGTATTCGACGATCTCCTTACAGGCGGACTCGACGCGCTCGTCCTTGTCCATGAGCGCCTCGACCTCGTCCGCCACGAACTCGCCGCACCGGACATGCAGTCCACCGGTGTCGACATCCTCGCGTCCGCCCTTGGACACGAGTTGGCAGAGGTAGCCCTGGACGATCAGCTCACGGACGCCGATCTCGTAGCAGACCGAGTTCAACACGTTGTCCGGCCCGCAGATGGGGCCGGTCGTCATGCGGAACGGGGTGGCGGTGAGTCCGATCACCCGGAGGTTGGGATTGATCTTCCGGGCTTCCTCCAGGAACGTCCGGTACATGCCGTCGCCGTCCGGCGGGATCATGTGGGCCTCGTCCACGATCACGAGATCGAAGCGGTCGAGGTCGCAGGCGCGCCGGTAGACGCTCTGGATGCCCGCCACGATGATCGGGTGCTCCGTATCCCGGCTCTTGAGTCCCGCCGAGTAGACGCCGATCTGGTGCCACATCTCCGGCGCGACCTGCTGGAGTTTGTCGAGGGCCTGTTCCAGGAGTTCCTTGACGTGCGCCAGGATCAGGACGCGGCCGTTCCAGCGGCCGACGGCGTCGCGGCACATTGTGGCGATCACCGGCGTCTTGCCTCCGCCCGTCGGGATCGCGACCACCGGGTTGTCGTCGTGCTCCCGCAGATGGGCGTAGACGGCGTCCACGGCGTCTTGTTGGTATGGTCGCAACTGCATCATGTGGGTTCCGGTTCATTTCCGATCACGTCGAACCTCCCGTTCGGGCCGGGACGACATCCATCAGCGGCTCGATGCGGACGATGGTCATGCCGCCGGGAACGCAGCCGCGCTTCTCGATCTGGAGTCGCACGATCTGGCTGTCGTCCCGGTAGACGCCTCCGTGCTGGAGCGCGTCGAAGAGGCTCTTCTGCACGTTGTCGATGTCCCGTCGCCGGTGGTCGGGTGGATAGACCTCGACCTGGACGGCGATGGGTCCGTCGAACGGCCTCGGGCGCGTCGCCGCGAGGACCGACAAGACCCGTTCCCGGAATCTGCGGCCCTCGCGGCTGATCAGCGTCCTCGGCCCCACGCGCCGGTAGTAGTGATTCACCGACGGCGGGTACGGCAGATCGAACTCGATCATCGGCGCGCCCAGGGCGGTGTCTGCGCGACCGCCTGCTGAGGCTGCCCCGCCGTCGCTTCCTTCTTCGCGTAGCCCTTGACCTCGTTCGTGATCTCGCCCGTGTCCTCGCGCTTCTTGCACTTCACGGTGATCACGAGCGGCAGGTTGTGCAGCTCGCACGAGTCGTTCGGGGCCATGACCCCGACGGCCCGACAGATGGCCGACAGTTCGCCCTGGGCGATCTTGACCGCGACCGCATTCGGGTTGTCGAGGTTCAGGCGCGCCCAGAGGTTCCGCCCCTTGTACTCGCCCTCGACGATCTGGAAGGTCAGTTCCAGATAGTTGCCGGTTCCGGCTTTGGTCTCCTTCATCCCCGAGTCGGTGATGATCGCCAGGTATTTCCCGGCCGGGATGGCCTCGAAGTCGGTTGACGGTTCCACGGTGCGGGCATCGAATCCTTGCAGGTTAGCCATTGCTCTTTCCTCCTTTGTTGACGGCCGCGACGACGGGCGTCGCAACCAGATGTTTCGCGTAGACGTTCCAGTCGAGCGGCAACTCGTCCGGCAGGTTCAGACGGTTCTTCGCCACATGGGCGGGCCGCTCGGACGTGCGGATGATCCGCTCGCCGGTGCCGATGCCCTGGGTGCGCGTCTGGCTGAACCCTTCATCGAGCTTCTTCGTGAAGACCTTGTAGGTGGCGAACAGAACCTCGTCGCACCACTCCTGGACCACCGCCGACGCCAGCTTGTGCAGGCGCGGGACATAGCGGTCGTAGGTCTCCGTCTCGGGGTTCTCGAACTTCTCGATCTTGGCGTGTGCCAGCAGGATGACCATCATCCCGCGCTCGTTCCGCAGGGCGTTCAGTCCCTCCAGGAACTCGCGCCACTGGGTCAGCGCCAGGACGTAGCCCTTCGCGTAGGGGATGTCCTCGATGCTCTCGACCCCGCGCTTCTTGCACACGTCCGACCAGATCAGCCGCTCGAGCCAGTCGAGCGTGTCCAGGACGACGGTCCGATACGCGTGCTTTTCGGAATACAGTTCCGACAAGGCCGCGATGGCCTGATCGAACGTCTCGGCGAGCGGGAAGCGGTCGCAGTCGATCTCGCCCAGGCCGTCCTCGGTCTGGATGAAGATGGGCTTGTCGCTCATCGCCCCGAACGTCGATTTTCCGACGCCGTGGGTGCCGTAGAGCATCACCCGGCGTGGCGCGGGACGTTTCCCGCTTTGGATTTGACCGATCAACTTCATGCGTGCGTCTCTCCTTTCTGGTTTTACAGGTAGTCGAAGGTGCGGATGTTCTCGTAGCCGGTCGGCCACGAGTCCGTTGCGCGGCACTTTGCCAGCCGCACCATGGCCTGCTCGTTCTCCTTCTGGGCTACGGCCAGAACGTTCTGACCCATGATCCAGACGCCGGTGCGGAAGGGCTCCCGCTTCTCGACAGCGATGATGAAGACCGGGACGGACTCGCCAGTGACGGCCGCCAGCATGCTCCGGTAGAACGCGAGCTGGTGCGCGTAGCCGTAGGACTTCGCGTCCATCTCCAGCCAGTCGAGGTTGTCGCAGGTCTTGAGGTCGACCAGCCCCCGGTCGGGGTGGACCCAGTCGAGACGCGACTGGCATGCCATGCCGATGTACTCGATGCGCACCACGCCCTCGGCGGTCCCGTCGGCGAGGAGTTCAGCGGCGTGGTGATGCGCCTTCACGCTGGCCGCCATCTGCTCGATCAGGACGTTCTGCTCGACTGTGATGGCCGGTTTGCCCTGCGCCTCGGCCCATTCCTGGTACGCCTTCGTGCGCTCGCCGAAGACCTCGCCGGTCTTGGGGTTGACCGGACCGCCCACGGCGTAGCGCCTCTCGAAGACCTCGCGGCCTTCCAGGATCAGCGTGTGCGCCGCGCGGCCGATCTGGTAGGCGGGCCTATCCTCTTCCTGGACGAGCCCCAGTTCCTTCTTGTGGAAAAGCAGCGGGTTCCTGCGGAACTCTGCCAGCCGGTGACTGGTCAGGTGAGTTGCCGCCTTCGCCCGATACACATCGTCCGGCTCCGTGATCAGGCACGCGGTGGTGCGGGTCGGTTCGGTGGTGGTCGTCATGTCGTTCGACTTTCGTTTGAACAGGGTTTCTCGGATGCTCATGTCGTCACCTGTTGGGGTTGGGGCGCGGCGGCCGGGGATGGCCCGGCACGCCGCACCTTGACCGCCGACTCGCCGAACTCGCGGATGGCGAACCCGGTGAAGATGCGGCAGATGTCGCGCCCGACCGGCGTGCTCGCGTCGATCACGCTCGCGCGCTTCTCGGCGTCCACGCAGTAGGAGGCGTCCATCCGCACCCGCGACTGGCCGTGGAGGCTCTCCACCGCCAGCACCGCGAGCAGCAACGCCTCCTCGACGTCCTGCATCCTGGCCGTCGGCCCGAACGTGTATCGGTAGATGTCCTTCGTCATGGCTTGCGCTCCTGAAAGAGGCCCGCGACCGTTGTCGGCCGCGGGCGTTGTGCCGATGCTGCATACTTACCCGGCGGCGAGCCCAGATGACGGATGCCGCTCACAGGTATTCCCTCAGCCCGGCGTCCTCGAAGAGGGACCGGAGCTTCGTCACATGGTCGTGGAGGGTGGTTCGCGGGACGCCCAGTTCACGCGCCGCGTCCGCGATGGTGGTGCCGGTCTTGAGAACCTCGCAGAGCCTGCGGAGGTGATCCGGCAACCCGGCTAGCACCGTCCTCAGGTCCACGAGGAACGCCATCTCATCGGCACCGGTGCGGTTGTGGGTCGCCACGACGGGATCGATGCTCTCCCGCGAGACGAGATCGCCGCGCTCGATGCTGTCCCCGTCTCCGTCCTCGATGCTCTCGTTGAGCGAAAACGCCTCGCGGCGGTAGTCGCGCATGTCCGAGGTGCGATGACGGATGATCTTGCTGATCTTCCGTTCGATGATGCGTGCGACAAACGTCTTCTGCGTGCCTTTGTTCGGATCGAACTTCGGCATACGCGCAATCACGTCGAGCATCATCTCCTGTTCGAGATCATCCCGGTCGGACTCGGTGAACCCCATCATGCCGACGAGATGCCTCGCCTTGTGCCGGATGACTCTTGCCGCGTACTCATTGACTCCCTGCTGCTTCTGACTGGTCTGCATTGCTGTCTCCCCTGGCCGGGGAGGCAGTCGCGAGTGCCAACCATGGCAGCGAGCGGCCTGAGTAGAGGCTGCGTGAGTTCGCCGTTAGGCGGCACCCACGACAACCCCCACTGTCTGGCCGGTTAATCGTCTGGTTCCGAAAACTACTGATGATCGTGATGCGGGGGCCGAACCCGGAAATCAGGCATGCACCTCCTCTCGGATTGCCATCAGGACCGGAATGCCGTGCTCGATCTTGATGGACTCGATGACCCCGTTTCTGATGGTGTCCAAGCTGGCGAGAAGCTCACTGACCTTGGCCTTCAGAACGAAGTCGTGCTTCGCGGCTTCAGGTCGCGGTCCGTTTTCGGCGAGGAACCTCACCAGGCGCACCCTCTGGGGTGGTGGCGTGAAGACCGGCTCACCGTCGCGGACATGAAGTCCTTCCAGGGAACCGAAGTTGGTCTCCTGGAGCACCTCGATGAGGCGCTGGCGCTGCGGTGAGAGAGCGGATTTCTTGACTGCTTGTGGACTGAACTCTGTTGCCATGTGGCGTGCTCCTGTCTTCTGCCACGGCAAGACCATCTCGCCGTGTGGCAGGAGCGCCGGATTTCACAGGGCAACAAAAAAGGGGCTGCGATTGCTCGCAACCCCTTGCACAGAAGAGACTTTCAGTGGTTTCAGGTCAATTTCGTCGCCGACGTTTCAGGTACTTGTCGGCCTCCTCCTGGATTCCCGGCTTCGTCTGATGGAAGTATTCCTTGTCCTCCGGGCTGGCCGTCAAATACGACTGGACGGTCGTGTCGCGCTCCGCGGGGTCTTTGGCCCAATCCCGCTCGACAACCGAAAGCTCTTCAGGCACCTCGTCTCCGTCCTTCCCGACAAAGCCCCCGTGCTTGGTGAATGTGACTGCCGGAGCCGGGGCATCACAGGCGGGCAGATTGTTCGCCAGCAGCTTCGGGTTGATCGCCCTGACACGACGACTGAGGACCGGCGCGCTATTCACCACACCGGATTGACGGAGCGAGGGAAGTGCATTCTTCTGACTGCCTCCGGCCTTTCGCATGGCGTGCCAGATGGCCTGTTCTTCTGGTGTCAGGATATCGGCAATGCGAGTGTGTATCTCGACAGCAAGCGCCTCCGGCACGACTTTCGCCTCGGCAAGCTCGGCTTGTAGGAACGGCACTCCACGCACGTGCTTCTGCACTGTCTCCAATCCCTTGTCGACCTTGGCAACGGCTGCGGGCAACGGAGCGGCAATATCCTTGATCTGGCGAATGTCGGCGTGGATCGCCACCAGCGTAGTCCTATCCACTGAAACGCCGACACCAGTTCTGCATCTCTGTTGACAATCCCCGCGAATGCCATCGTTGGCACAGGTGAAAGCTGTGTCGACCGAAATGATCGTGACGCCTGCATTCGCTAACAGACTCGGCAGGGCAGCATCCCTGTTAGCCGCTACCACGCACCCGACGCCCTTGCGCTTAAAGAGGTCAGCGATCCTCTCGGGCTGCATCCGCTCGGAACCCGCACAAAGCCACACATGTGCCCGTTCAGAATGACGCGGGCACTCGCCCAGGT